CTACTCGCTCGAGTAATCAAGGCCCAAGGCTGGCGCTCGCCGATTACGGTTTCGCGCAAGTCGGGTTTCATCGTCGCAGGACATGGGAGACTCGAGGCCGCGAAAGTTCTGAACGTCGAGAAGGTTCCAGTTGACTATCAGAACTTCAAAACCGAGGCAGACGAACTCGCCCACCTGCTCGCTGATAATCGCATCGCGGAACTTTCAGACCTCGACCTGCGCGGGGCCTCTAAGGTGTTCGAGGAACTCAAGGCTATTAAATTCGATGTCGACCTGACGGGGTTCGAGGAGGCTGACTTTGCGAAGCTGCTCGGGCTCGAGTCTGCGCCAGAGGATTTCCCCGAGGTGGATGAGGACATAGACACGAACCATAAATGTCCTAAATGCGGATATGAGTGGAGCGGCCAAATCAAGTGAACTCCGCGAAATCCTAAACGGACTTGTCGCAGAAGCTGCTGGAGACGAAACAGATGTAGCCATCCTTTTTTCCGGGGGCGTGGATTCTGTTTCGATCGGTTTCGCTGCGACTGAACTTGGTAAAAAAGTTGTCTGCTACACCTTCCAGATGGGCGAACTTAAAAGCGCCGATTCTTCAGCAGCAAAAAAAATCGCTGACGCGATGGGATGGGAATTAAACCTTGTGAAGGTTCCCGTCGACAACCTCGAGGCAGACGCAATAAAGCTCGCTGCCATTCTTGGTTGTAAAAAGAAAACCCAGTTTGAATGCACTCTCCCGTTTCTTTATGTTTACCCAAAAATAAAAGAGAGGGTAGTGCTGTCGGGCCTTGGCGCTGATGGGCATTTCGGCTTGAGTAAAAAGGTAATGATCCACCACCGGCACCCGCGAAGGTTATTTGATAAATACCGGAGGGAGTATTTTTCGCTCGAGAACCCAGCGGGATTATTACAGCAGAGAATACTTGCAAGGCAGTATCAGAAAAAATACTCAACCCCTTATTTTGATAAAAAGGTTTTTGATTATTTTATCAGGTTCGACTGGGACGCCCTTAACAAGCCGTTTCAAAAACACCCAATCCTCTATGCCTATGAAAAACAATTCAGAAAAGTGGGGCGAAGGAATCACGCGAACCTTCAGCTAGTTGGAAAGGTGGACATAATATGCCAAAGACTTTTAAGCGGAAAACTAAACACGAAGAACAGAACCCGCATGATGGATTTCTGGCGAGATGTCGCAGAGAAACACGGAAATAAAAAAACCTGACTATACAGTCCCGTCGATGTCAGAGGTTCGGGCGACCAAGCCGAACGGGTTTCGTGTCGCCTCGAGTTTCTCTGGCTGCGGAGGTTCGTCGCTCGGTTACAAGATGGCCGGCTTCAAGGTGGTATGGGCGAACGAATTTGTTCCTGCTGCCCAAGATACCTACCGCGAAAACCATCCTGACACGTTCCTGAACTGCGAAGATATTCGGAAGATAAGCGCAGAGCAGTTTTTTAATGAGGCGAAAGTTCAGAAGGGTGAGCTTGATATATTTGACGGCTCGCCTCCTTGCGCCTCCTTTTCGTTGGCGGGAAAGCGTGAGGAACATTGGGGGAAGGTTAAAAAATACTCGGACGTTCAACAAAGGACAGACGATTTATTTTATGAGTTCGCCAGACTGCTCGAGGAGATTCAGCCGAAGGTGTTCGTCGGGGAAAATGTCTCTGGCTTGATAAAGGGAACGGCCAAGGGATACTTCAAGGAGATTATGGCACGCCTGAAGTCGTGCGGCTACAACGTAAAATGCAAGGTGCTAAACGCCCAATGGCTCGGGGTTCCCCAGTCGCGGCAGAGGACAATATTTATCGGGACGCGAAAAGACTTGAACAAGCCTCCTGTTCATCCCCGTCCGCTTCCGTATTATTACTCGATCCGCGATGCGCTGCCCCATGTCAAGAGGGTTACGGGTCGAACTGGGCCGGGATTTATTCGTGTCGACTCAGAGGTTGAGCATCCGATAAACACGATCATTGCCCAAGACTCCGCGAGGTTCGAGGCAGAGGTTGACTTGAGCCGCTATGCGCTTGGAAAGGAATGGGACAGGCTCAAGGTTGGAGAACGCAGTGAAAAGTATTATCAATTTCGGAAACCAGACCCCGAAAGACCTATGGACACAGTTCAGGCCTGCCACGGGTCCAGCCCAGGAACGGCGACAAGCTGTGTTCACCCATTTGAAAAACGGAAGTTCAGAATTGCAGAAGTAAAACGGCTCTGTAGTTTCCCCGATGACTTTATCCTGACAGGAAACTATGCGCAGCAATGGGAACGAATGGGCCGCGCAGTTCCTCCGTTCATGATGAGGGCAATCGCAGAGGTGATTTATCACAGGATTTTGAAATGAACGTAGGCACATCGATAGAATCGGAAAACTCGAACTGGGTATTTGACGAAAAGGTGGCCCCGAACTTTGACAAGCACGTTCGTGAAAGCGTTCCGCTCTATGATTATATTCAGGAACTCGCTGGAAAACTTTCAGATTGGTTTACCTATGAAGGTGCTGGGGTCGTGGACTTGGGCGCTGCGACTGGTGAAACGATGATTGAAATAAGGAAACGCCACGCAAACTTAAACATCGTCGGGTTTGACAACTCCAAGGCGATGATCGAGCAGGCCAAGATAAAGGGTGAGGAAATAAATTTCGCTGATATATCAGAAGTAATCAGGTTCCCTAAGTGCGCTTATGCAGTCTCACTCTTTACGCTTCAGTTTCTGCGGTCAGAACAACGCCTGAGAACATTAAAGCGGCTTGCCAAGTCGCTCGATAAGGACGGCGCCTTGTTCCTTGTGGAAAAAGTCTTTTCCCAAAACCCAAAGATGCACGATATATTCCAAAGCCTTTACTGGGATATGAAATCAGAAAAGGGTTTTGAGCCCGAGGAAATTTTGAACAAATCCAATTCTTTGCGCGGTGTCATGCGTCCGATAACAGTTTCGGAAAACGTCGAGCAACTCAAAGGAGCAGGCTTCAAGAACATTGATGTAATCTTTCGCCGCGAATTATTCTGTGGTTGGCTCTGTATGAAATGAGCCTCACCTCTGAACAGGCAAAGCTAATTCTCGACGCAGACGCCGCCTTGGCCGCGAAGCGTGTTCAGTCGGGAAGGAATCTCACGCAGGGGCATCGCGCATATCTACAGCAAGTCGCAGGCGATGATATTCCCGCTGACGGGCTGGCCAAAAACCAAGTTGAGCTTGCCCGGATTCTCGGCGTGTCGCGTTCGTGTATCGTCAAGTGGTCTCGAACTCCAGAGGCCCCAAAGTCAAAATCTAACGGCAAGCACGAAATATCTGAGTGGCTCGAGTTCATAAAGAAAAACGGACTTAAGGGCAGCGACGAAATAGACGGCGCCGATCTGAAGTCTCGGCGTCTGCTTGCCCAGTGCCTGAAGATCGAGGCCGAGCTTGATATACTTCGCGGGAACTGGTTGCCCGTTAGAATGATTGAGCGATATATGCAGGACATCTTCACGGGCTGTCGTGCGAAGATTCTTCAGGCCCCGATGGATGAACAAGCAAAGGATGAAGTGTTAAATGAACTCGCAAGACTACAAGACAATGACTTTGGTGTTCGGCCCAACGCTGGCGCAGCTAAACAAGAGCCTGTCAGTCTGGAGACCGCCGCCGCGCCTGACAGTAAGTGAGTGGGCTGAAGCCCATCGAATTCTCTCAAGTGAATCCTCTGCCCGAGCGGGAATGTTTCGGCTGAGTCTTGCCCCGTATCAGAAGGAACCGATGAACGCAGTTCACGATCCCAAGGTGCAATCTGTCTGCCTGATGTGGGCCTCGCAAACCGGCAAGACAGAGTGCGTGAATAACATAGTCGGCTATTTCATGAGTCAAGACCCTTCCCCGATGCTCTGCCTTCAGCCGACTTTGGATATGGCGGGAACGTGGTCCAAGGATCGGTTAAGCCCGATGATCCGCGACACACCAAACCTCAAGAGCCTCGTCGCTGACCCAAGGACAAGAGACTCGGGAAACACGCTGCTTCATAAAAGATTCCTCGGCGGCCATATCACAATCGCAGGCGCAAACTCTCCCGCCTCGCTTGCTGCTCGCCCTATTCGTGTTCTGCTCTGCGACGAGGTGGACCGATACCCGCCCAGCGCGGGAAGTGAAGGCGACCCGATCTCTTTGGCTGAGCGCCGAACAGATACGTTCCCGAACGCTGTAATCATCAAGACATCGACACCGACGATCAAGGACATCTCGAAGGTTGAAACTGAATACCTTCTGAGCGACCAACGCAAATGGTTTGTGCCATGCCCGAAGTGCGACAAGTTTCAGGTTCTACTTTTTCGCCATGTAATCTTTGAAAAAGAAAAGCCATACGAGGCCACGCTGCGCTGCGAACATTGCAAGGAGAAACTAACAGATGATGACAGGATCAAGATGGTCAAGAGTGGAGAGTGGCGAGCCACAGCAGAGTTCACGGGCAAGCGCGGCTACTGGCTGAACGGGCTCAACTCGATCTTCCCTGCCAAGCGCGGATACAAGAACCGACTTCATCAGGCAGTCGCAGGATTCCTTGAGGCCAAGCGGCGCGGTCCAGAAGGGCTCAAGACTTGGGTAAACACATTCTGCGCCGACCCTTGGGAGGAGGTTGAGGATGTAATTGAGGGCCATTTCCTGTTAGCACGCCGCGAGGTTTACGAGGAGTTGCCGCCAGAAATTTTACTGCTGACTGCCGGCGTTGATGTCCAAGCGGATCGGCTCGAGTGCGAGATTGTCGGCTGGGGCGTCGATGAGGAATCTTGGGGTGTTGAATATCGGGTTATCTACGGCGACCCGAGCCAGCCCCATGTCTGGAACGATCTAGATGAACACATCACTTCACGCTGGCCAACCGAGGACGGCCGCGAGCTTACAGTTGCCGCCTGCTGTATAGACTCGGGCTACCTGACAAAGGCGGTTTATGATTATGTTACCAAGTTTCAGTTTCGCGGGGTCTATGCAGTAAAGGGCGTGGGAGGATTCGGCAAGCCGCTTGTCTCCCGGCCCACCAAGTCAAGCGTCCGCGAGGTTCGACTGTTTATCATCGGGACAGATACGGCGAAGGACACGCTTTATTCCCGCCTGAGGATTCGTGATCCCGGCTTCGGGTATTGCCATTTCCCGCACACCTACGATGAAAAGTATTTCGACCAGCTGACCTCGGAGAAGTGCGTGGTTGAATCCAAGCGCGGCCACCGCACTCGGCGCTGGGTTGTAAAGGAAGGAGTCAGAAACGAGGCGCTCGATGTTAGGATTTACGCTATGGGCGCGATGATTATCCTTAACCCTAACTGGACTCGGCTGCGTTTTAAGGCTGAGAAAAGCGAAAAGGAGGGGGCTCAAGGAGGCGACGACGAAACACGCTCAAAACGAAAGCTCGCGCCATTACCCCGTAGGGGCGGAGGCAAGGGCGGTTTTATAGGTTCGTGGCGTAGTTGATTCAGGATTCCTTTTCGATACGTTCGCAGAAATGGCGGCGACTATACCGACGATTGAACCCTACGAGGTGGCCTGCGGAGATACTTGGAAATGGGACAAGTCACTTGCAGACTACAAGCCGAGCGATAGTTGGGCGCTGACTTATTCCTTCCGCTCAAGAACAGGAACTGGGTTTAATGTAACGGCTTCTGCGAACTCCGCAAATGACGGCTGGAACATCGTTGTCGTAAAGACCGCAACAGTTGACTACACGGCGGGCGAGTATGATTGGCAGGCTTATGTTACGAAATCCACAGAACGCTTCATGGTGGATTCTGGAAAGCTGCTTGTCATCCAGAACCTAAACGCCGCCGCCACGGGCGCCACTACAGACCTTCGGTCTCACGCCAAGAAGATGGTCGATGTGATCCGCACCGTTCTCGAGGGCCGAGTGGATTCCGATGTTGAGAATTATTCCATCGGCGGCCGCTCCATAACAAAGATACCAGTTGCCGAACTGGTCTCGATCCTTGCGACCTATGAGGAGAAACTTGAGGAGGAGGAAAAGACGCGGCGACTTGACAACAAGCACGGGTCGGGGCGCGTGGTGAAGGCACGATTTAATTCTTTGGCATGAGATTATTTGCAAACATAGCCAAGCGTTTTGGTTACAAAAAGATTCAGGCGCGGAGCTACTCAGGCGCAGTTCAAAGCCGACTAACAAACGACTGGCTTTCACCCGTAACAAGTGGCGATGAGGAAATCAGGCGTGACCTGAAAAAACTACGGGGCAGATGCAGGGAACTCGAGCGGAACAACGACTATGTTCGGCGCTACCTGACCGGCGTCGAGGCGAATGTCCTGGGCGCAGCTGGAATTGGGTTGCAGATGAAAGTTTCAGACGGGCCGGGGCGACCTGATAATTTTGCAAACAGAGCAATCGAGGGCGCTTGGAAAAAATGGAACAAGAGAAAATTCACAACACCGACTGGCCGGCAAAGTTGGATTGATATTTGCAGGCTCGCCCTGCGCTCCACTATTCGGGACGGCGACATTCTTCTGAAGCTCAATCGCGGATACAAGAATGAGTTCGGCTTTAACATTCAACTGATCGAGGCAGACCGTCTTGATGTTGACTATAACGTGAGCAAGTTAACTGGCGGCGGCTCGATCCGCATGGGCGTTGAGGTGGACCAATACTTCAGGCCAACGGCATATCATATTCTGTCGGGCCATCCCGGTGAGACTTCTATGGCGCCCGTCAAGCGGGATCGTATTCCTGCGAAGGAAATCATTCACCTCTACGGACAGGAGCGTGTTAGCCAGACCCGAGGAGTGCCTTGGATGGTTAGTGCCATGAGCCGACTTCAAATGCTCGGTGGCTATGAGGAGAGTGAACTTGTGGCAAGTCGGGTCGCTGCCTCGAAGATGGGATTTTTCATAAAGGAATCTGCCTCTGAAGGATACACGGGAGAACAGGACACAGACTACAATCTGCTCATGGAAGCGGAACCGGGATCAATCGAGGAGTTGCCGATGGGGATGAAGTTTCAGGAGTGGTCACCACAGCATCCAACGACAGCTTACAAGGATTTTACAAAGTCGTGTTTGCGCGGAATAGCTGCTGGCCTGAACGTGAGCTATAACATGCTTGCCAACGATCTGGAGGGAGTGAATTACAGTTCAATCCGCGCCGGTCTGTTCGATGAGCGCGAGCACTATAAGTCAATCCAGACTTGGTTTATTGAATCCTTTGTTGAACCAGTATTTGAGGCGTGGCTCGAGTCTGCCTTGCTTGCGAATGTGTTCCCGTTCGGTGTAGGCCGCTTCGACAAGATGAACGCACCGCAATGGAAGCCGCGCCGTTGGCCTTGGGTCGACCCGCTGAAGGATCAGCAGGCATCGATCCTTGCAGTCGAGAACGGACTTGATTCGCGCCGAAATATTATTTCACAAACGGGCGGGGACATTGAGGACGTTTTCGACTCGATTGCAGCAGACAAGATTCTTGCAGACTCTAAAGGGCTGAATTTCGAGGGAGAAAATAATTCAACTGAACCAGTTGAAACAGAAGATGAAACCGAAACAATCCCGACAAATGAGTGAGTTGCATAAACGCACCTTCGATTTTAAGACTCGGGCCATCGACGAGGAAAAGCGGACGGTTGAGCTTGCCTTCTCGAGCGAGACACCCGTTGAGCGCACCTTTGGCTTTGAGGTGTTGGACCACTCTGAGGGCTCAGTAGATTTACAAAGACTAAACGGCGGCGCTGCCCTTCTGGTAAACCATAACCTTGACGATCAGGTCGGGGTTGTTGAAAACGCAAGGGTCGATGACGATAAGGTCGGACGCGCCACAGTTCGCTTCGGGAACTCCGAGCGAGCACAAGAAATTTTCCGTGATGTTCAAGATGGCATACGCCGATTGGTTTCGGTGGGTTATCACATCCTCGACACAGTTCGGAGTGAGGCAAAGGATGGTTTGGATACCATCAAAGCCACACACTGGATGCCCGTCGAGATTTCGCTAGTTGCGGTGCCAGCGGACGCTACCGGCTCTGGGGTTGGTCGTAGTGTTGATGAAGACCCTACCGAAAACAAAGTTGAGGAAACTCGACAAGAATCGGAGACTAATATTATGGAAACTAAAACTGAAAAAATTGAATCGCCGCAGGTTCAAGTCGTGGATGAGCGTCAAGTTCGTTCCGCAGAAACCAAGCGAGCGAAAGAAATTGCCGAACTCGGCAAACAATATGACTGCATGGATGATGCTGTTAACGCCATCCAAGAGGGTCGGAGTGTGGGGGAATTTAGCCGCTACATTCTCGACAGTAAAATGAACGAGAAGCCGCTTGAGGTTGCGACCGATAACGGCGAGATCGGACTGAATGAGCGTGAGCTTGAGAATTACTCGATCACACGCGCTGTTGATACATTCTGCCGCAAGGGAAAATTTGAAGGCTTGGAGGCCGAGGCCTCTGAGGCTGCGAAAGCCCGTTACGGTCGGAGTGTTGACGGTCTGTGCGTTCCGACTGATGTGCTTCAGCGTGACTTGAACATTGGCACGGCTGTCGATGGTGGCAACACCAAGGCAACTGACCTGTTGAGCGGTTCGTTTATCGATCTGCTTCGCAACGCCTCTGTGATCGCTCAAACTGGTGCGACCTACCTGAACGGATTGAGCGGTGACGTTGCAATCCCGAGGCAGAGCGCCTCAGCGACAGCGACTTGGGAGACTGAGGTTGCTGCCGTGACGGAAACTTCCGCGCAGGTCGATCAGGTCACCATGTCGCCGAAGGGCTTGACCGCAATGACAACCTACAGCAAGCAACTGCTTGCCCAGAGTTCCATTGATATTGAGCAGTTCGTTCGCAATGACCTTGCCAGCATCCTTGCTGTTGCACAGGACTTGGCAGCGGTTGACGGTACTGGAAGCTCCAACCAGCCTACGGGCATCATGGTCACTTCTGGAATCGGAACCATTACTGTTAATGCGAACAACTTCATTAACGCGGTAAACCTTGAAAGTGAGGTTGCTGTTGACAATGCCCTGAGTGGATCGTTGGCCTATGTGACCAACGCGAAATACATCGGCAAGTTGAAGCAGTCCGAGAAGGCTACCAACTCGGGCCGATTCGTTTATGAAGACGGCAAGGTGAATGGGTATCCCTGCTTTATGAGCAACCAGATGCCGGCCACCTATGCAACGAACACGAAGTCTGCCATCATCTTTGGTAACTTCAGCGACTTGCTGATTGGCAACTGGAACGGGTTAGACATCGTTGTTGATCCATTCACAGAGGCGGCAAAACGCCAAGTGCGTTTGGTCACTTCACTGTGGACTGACATCGCTGTTCGTCATCCTGAATCATTCTCGTTTAGCAAGCTTGTGGTTCACTAATTGGTTAGTGTTATTATGTTCAAGGGGGCGACTGGCTATAGTGCTGGAAGCCCCTTTTTCTCTTTAGTAACTAACGATGGCTGTAATCAAGATTCATGACGGATACATCTCGAACGCTACAGCTGGAAGCAATACACCGCTTGGCGCACTTAAAAACGTCAAGACAAACCATCTGCTTGTCGTTGGCAAGACGGCTGAAGGGAATAACAGCGGGACTGTTTACCTGCGAAAGACGGGCGGCACAGTTCAAATACCCATCGACTCAGGCGGCGTTTTCAGCGTGGGAAGCCCAGCTGTTGGTGAGCAGTATTATCTCGGGCAATGGGAAATCAAGAACAGTGACGCAGATGACGGTTGCGGGTATCTGGCCATTGCTTTTGTCGTATTAAACACAGCATTCGGAACAATGATCATAGCAGACTTTGATGCGGTTTTAGCAGAGTGGTCCACCACGTTCACCTTCGGCGGCTCGAGCTTCGAGGGGTATCTCGGTGAGACATCAGAGGAGTCAACCGTTGAGCTGGGCGGGATTACTCCAGACTATGATGCGGAGCTTTATGTCAAAAATGAAGACTTTATCACGCCGCTCAATATTGGTGATGAAATTACAGTTACAGACAGCTATGACACACTGCTCGTAAATAACAAATACAGAGTTCACACAAGACTTTTATCTGACGGGAAGGTTATCAGCTACGGGCTGAGAAGTTTGGCCAATTAAACATCATGGGCGCACCGTATAACAACATTGATCTGAGACTCGAGGCGGCGTGCGAGGAACTGTTGACTGAAAGCAGCAACTTCAGCGCAATCACAATCGCTACGGGCCTGAACGATGGAACACGGGAGGAGGACTGTGTAATTGCAAGCTGCGATAGTGCAAGCGAGCGCATCTTTGACTCGGGACTATGGGAGGCAGACTGCAATATCAGCATCTATACGAACGCAGACGCCACCAGCGCCCTTGCCACGCACAGGACAAGGACAGCTAATATGCGTGATCTGTTCATGGATGACGGGATCGAGACAAGCCTGACGGGAACAGACGAGTCAATTCTTGTCTCGAGTGTTCACAACTACTCGACAGCGCAATCCGTCGAGGAGCGATTTTTCATTTCCTCTCTGAGCTTCACTGCAATTCTTTCCGCGACATGAGCAAGCGGGTTGTTCAGCTGGAAAACGCCGCCGCATTTAACAGGACACTAGCCGAGCTTGGTCGTGAGGCTAAAAAATCTGCCGCAGAAATCCTCCTGCAACAAGCAAAGCTGCTTGTCAAGGACTGTATAAAACTCACGCCGCCGACATCAGGCAAGGGCAAGGAGATGAGTGTATCGCTCAAGACGCAGGAACAGGTTGGCAAGCGGAGAGTTGAGCGCGACATAAACAAGGTGGTCGGCGCCCTGCAAGACTTGGACCTTTGGCGCGGCAGCCCTGCCAAGAAGGCAATCAACAAGGCAATCAAGGCGGGAGACTTTAAGGCGGCGGCGGACATACTTGGCCACAAGAAAAAAAAGTCAAAGGTGGCGGAGTCGATCCCAAAGGATTACCACAAAAGATTTCACAACAGTCGTGGTCGGGTAACAAACCCTTCAGAGCGACTTTACGTTACAAGCCGGGGAGCCAAGAAGGCATACATTCAGGAGGCGCAACAGAGTGTAATGAAAGGAAAGGCCGGTTGGAAAAAGGCTGCGCGAAAACTTGGCGTCAAGGGGCTTGTTTCATCGATCACCAAACATAACGCAGCGGGGATGGCCTTGGTTGCAGCCAAGCCAAACAACCCGACCCCAAAGATAACAGTTGCAAACCTTGTCTCGCATATTCAGGCCGGCGGTCAGGCTTTAAGGGTTATGGAGTATGCCATGAAGAACAGAACCCGAGCCATGCGGCAATCGCTTCAGGAGATGTATGGCCGAAAAGCCAAGCGAGCCATTAAAAAATGGACTACAAACGGAAGATTCACCCCAAGGTAAATTGACCTGTTGATACAGAACCAAATCGCGGGAGAATCTGACCCATGGCGACATTTAAAGGCAAGGCAGTTTTTTGGGGCGCAGGCAATCTCTCCTTTGCGGGGTTTGCAGCAGGAGGAACATTCGACGCACAGAGTCTCAGTTTTACAAAGACGGCAGATGAGAAGTTGATCCGCGACTATGACGGGGATGTTGTTTCTTGTGTTTTCTACAACCCCATGCGTGAAATCACATTTGAGGTGATACCGAGCGCATCAACTGTCGCCGCCGCCAAGACTGCTGCTGACGCCCTAATGCCAGACATCGGAACTGTGATCACGCTAACAGATCCAGATTCAACCGAAAGTGACGAGGATCAGGCGGGTGGAGGTGCTGGCAAATATCTTGTCCGCTCTGCAGCATTAACCCGCTCCAACGAGGCAGAGGCGCGGATCAGCATCACGGCATTTATCGGCGACGCGAACGCAATCTCTGGAACAGTAAGCTAAATTTAATGTGCGCGATTTTTTCCAAGCTGCGATACCGGAGCCGGTCACATTACTCGGCCAGCAGCTGCATCCGTTTAGCATAGGGCACTGGATACTGCTCGAGCGTTTCGATTGTTCCTACATAACTGGCGGCACTGCGACGATCCCCGACCTGATGCTGGGTGTTCTCATCTGCTGTAACCGATATGAGGAGTTCATTTCGCTTGCACGCAATGAGTCAATTTTCCAGCTGACTAAAAAATGGACGAAGCGGATCGGGAATTTTGATTTCCCGGAAAAAAGCAAGAGCTTCAGTGGTTACATTGATGACTCGATAAAAAACCTGCCCAAGTATTGGGTTGAGGAAAAGAAATCAGGAACCCCGAGGAAAGCCGGTGCGCCGTATATCCAGACGCTTCGGGCTTTTCTGCTTTCAAAGACATCGCTTTCAAACGCTGACATAATGAACCAGCCATTTGCCCTTTCTGTCTGGGACATGACAACTGTGCTTGAGCTTGAGGGTGCGTTGAGAATTAACTCGAAAGCAGATGATGAGGCAGAAGAACAGGCCAAGGCATTTGAGAAATATTTTGATGGCCTGACTGATAAACAAAAAACCGCCATGCGGGGCGGTCAACCCGTAAACAACTGACATGGCAGTAAATCTCAAGGCAACGATGTCGATGGACAACCGGGGGTTTGTCCGTGCAACAGATCAGGCGAAGGGTTCTGTCGGGAAACTTCAAGGCGCACTCGGTGGCATGAAGGGGATGCTCGCGGCGGGAATGTTTACTGCGGCCGCATACGCAATCGGGCGAGTTGCAGGCGCGGCGATGAAAGCCGCTGACGACATAATGAACTGGTCGGCGCGCATGGGTGTTTCCGCGAAGGTTGTTCAGGAGTTGAAAATCGAGGCAGACGAGGCTGGGATTGCGTTCAAGGGACTGATGACAGGCTTCGGAACATTAGCCCGAACAAGTCAGGAGGCAAGTGCTGGAAATCAGAAATATGCCGACTCATTCAAGGCGATGGGACTCGAGATGAGTGAGCTTGAAGGAATGAGTCAGGAAGAAATGTTTTATGCTCTGGCAGATGCCGTTCAAGCTTCAGGTAATCGAGTCGAAACGCTCGGCCACCTTTTCACTATCATGGGCGGTCAGGCAGAGAAACTTTTACCGATCCTTGACTCACTTGGAAAACGAAACGAGGAGGTGCTTGGCGAAGATACCATCAAGCATCTCGACAGGATGAATGATGGATGGGAAAAGACAAAGCGCGGCGTCAAGAACTTCACTGCAGAAATGACTTCTGCAATCGGATTATTCAGCGAGGAAATATTTGCAGGAGGCAAGGGGAATATATTCAAGAACATTGCAAATCTCGGCTCGGCGATGTTTGGTGGTAAAATCGATCCAGAAACAGGAGAGCACAAGCTCAAGAGCATTCAGGAATCTAGGGGGCGGCACAAGACAAACGAGGAGGCCAAGAAAAAGGAGATTGAGGGGCAAGCAGAACTTAAAAGAAAAGCCGAGGAACAGGAGAGGCTTGAGAAGGAGGCAGCGCAGCGCAAGAAGGATGAAGCCAAGTTTGCGCAGATGATGGAGCGCCTCGACACCGAGTCATTCAATAAAAGGCTCAAGCGTCTGTCAGTTGAGCAGCAGATGAGGTTGGTAAAAGAAAAGATAGCAGAGGCCGAGGAAAGAGCGAACAAGGCTCAAACTTCTGGCGATAATATTACGATGGCAGAGGAACTTCTCGGCATTCAAAAACTTGCTTCACGCCTTGACTCGATAAAGGCATCCAACAAGCTCGCGCCATTAACTAATACACGAAGCCCGATGCAATCAGTCGGGGCTCTTGTAAGGCGAGCGCCGTTTAAGGCAGATCAAATTTTACAACAACAACTACAAGTTCAATCCTCGATGGATCGTCACCTTGAGGAGATCAAGAGACGCCAAGCAGCAGAGGGGATTGATCACATGAATATTTACAATTAATACCAGCAAGCAATGTCATTCGTACCAAGCAAAGCCATTTCTCCAAGAATTAAAGGGACAGACGCACCCCAGCTAAACAAGAAGCAGTATTCATTCGACAAGCGCACCGGCTGGTCGA